AAAAAGCCACCCCGAAGGGTGGCAAAGTAAAACAAGGGGGAAAAATTAGACTTTGTAGGCAGTCCAAAAAGCCTTGATAGCTGACTTGAGCTTAGAAGGGTCAGCAGTAGTATCACCACGAACCTCTTTAGAAATCTTGACTCGCTTTTCAGCCTTGTCAAAATTCGCTTTCATCCAAACTGCAAAGTCATCAGGGGCAGAGCGAGTAGTATCCTCAGGGGTGGTTAGAGCTTTAATCTCTCTAGTGATGTCACCCTTGATATTGCTGACATACTTACTACCCTTTTTGCGCCAAAAACCAACAGCATTGTATTTCTCAAGGCACTCTTTTTTCATCGCACCCCATTCTTGACCTGTATAACTAAGTGCAATATCAGCATTTAAGCGCATAATATTGGCAGGCTTTTTAGCCATGTCAGGAGTGACTTTAATGAAGTGTTTAACTCCATTCATCTCGACATAACCATACTCAGCCTGACCTTCAGGCAATTCTCTATGACGCAACAACAGAGCACGCTTAATTTGCTCTTCAACAACAGCGTCAATACCTTCAAGCCAATTAGGTACTAGCTCCAAAATTCTACGGGCTAGTGTAGTTTGCTCTGACTTCAAACCAGCAAACTGATAAACGGCAGAACCAACAGGGGTTAAGTTCAAACCATTGTTTACTACTTCATTGTCTTTAGACATAATTACACCTCACAAAAAATCGGTAGATCAGAATTGATCTTTGAACCGATGACTAAAGTTTATTACTACCCATTCTATATGTCAAGTTTCACCGAGCGGTGACACGCTATTCAGGCACGCACGCCGAACCCACGCCGAACACGCCCGACGAAAAATAACTGGTATCAAACCCAGCTTTCGCTGGGCTGACCTACTACCAATGCGTTACTATCTTTGAATCAATATGCTTTAACCACATACCAATCGCCTCATGTACATCGTAAGTAAAGTAACGCATCATTCCGTTATCAGTATCAACTGAGTAATACTTAGGTACAACATACCGCATTGCCAACTCAGTTGGCTGACCCTTTGCATCAAACATATTTAACTGAATCATTTTGGTTTCCTCCAAGTAATACGAACATAAGAAAAGCAATCGTGCCCAATACGAGTACGATTTATCGAGTACGGCAACCACACAGGTAATGCAAACAACAATCTATACAACCAACTATCTACTTTAACTATCATGATTACTCCTATGTAATATGATCTGCTTGATTGCTGACCATGACTCTACTTTACATATGAACCGTGGGTATGTCAAGTTCTACACCGCCCTAGGCGCGACCCCCACCCCCCAAAATTCCATCTGGTTCCATCCGCCGCCCTAAACCCTAAGATTTGCACAAACGATGCCCACATTTTCCAAACTACGCCGCATCAGGGTTTACCCTATATTGACAAATCTTTTTCCTTATGATTCAAATACATACGGTGCCTTAATATCTCTAGCCACCCCCCTAGTGTTTTATGTCGGCAAAACAAATCTTCATCCATAGAAACACCCCCCGTCACTGTTTTGGGTCCACCTCGTTTAAAAATATATAAAAAATTTCTGCTACAATTGTTGCATTGCAACAATGTGTAATAAACTACACAAAAACTAAAAGGAAAAAACTATGTATAAATTCGAAGAGCAATATAAAAGCTATGAACAAGCAGTCGAGCGTGTAATTCAAGTAACTGAGTTTTGGTTCCATTCCATCATCTCAACAGCAAAAACATTCTTAACTACAGCTAAGAAATAAAACCGGGGGCCTTGCGCCCCCAAATAAATGTGGTAAACTTCGGTCTTATGTATAGCTTACAAGCGGCTGTATCGCGATGACCACAAACGTCACAATGGTTCCTTATATAGAGGAAAACGAGCCCCTGCCTAAATCGGCAGTAGAGGCCATGCCAGAACTTACCCCAAAAGAAGAGCTTGATATGCGGGTAAGGACTATTAAGTTAGTGGCAGATTTAAACAATACCCCCCTAGAACCTACAAAAGAGCAGCAAGAACAAGCAGTTACGCTTGCCAAACAGATGATGGACGACCCTACAATGCGTCCTGACTACGCATCTTATCCAAATGAGACCCTTGCATACCTAGCTGGTATGGTTTCACAGATGAATTACAGCTTAGTTAATGACCTAGCTGACTATAAGAACTACGTAATAACTAAATTAGTCTATGAAATAGAGCACGGGAAAGACGCAAAGGCTAGATTAACGGCTTTAACTAAGCTTGGCGAAGTAGACGGAGTGGACGCGTTCAAGAAACGTACCGAAGTTACTGTAAAAGTGCAGCCGATTGAGGAAGTTGAGAAGGAACTGATGGGTATTTTGGAGGGAATTAAGGGAAAAGTGGTTGATATTGATGCAAAAGACATAAAAACTATCAAATAATGACCCAAGAACTGCAATTAACTCCACAACACATAGAAATGCTGGAAAAAGCACTCCCCACTATGGGCGATGCACAGAAAAGAAAGACTCTAGAGCTATTAAGAAGCTACAAAAAGCTAAAAGTAGAAGAAGATGGGAAAGAAAATTTCCTAGATTTTGTTCAACACGTATATCCGGGGTATAAAATTGGTCCGCACCATAGAAAATTGGCTCGAATCTTTGAGGAGATCGCTGCTGGTAAAAAGAAACGAGTTGTTGTTAACATTGCTCCGCGACATGGGAAGTCAGAGCTCATATCGTACTTGGCACCGGCCTGGTTCTTGGGGAAATATCCTCAAAAGAAAGTTATTATGGCTTCACACACTGCTGATCTGGCGGTTAACTTCGGTCGTAGAGTGCGTAATCTCGTGGGTTCAGACAGTTATAAAGACATTTTCCCGCAAATAGAACTGCAGGCTGACAGTAAATCGGCATCTAGATGGGGCACAAATTTTAATGGTGAGTACTTTGCTATTGGTGTCGGCGGCGCTTTGGCTGGGCGTGGTGCTGATCTCTTTATTATTGACGATCCACATTCGGAACAAGACGCAAAACAAGGAAGATCCGATGTATTTCTTCCTGCTTGGGAGTGGTTCCAGTCTGGTCCTATACAGCGTCTTATGCCAGGTGGCGCAATTATTGTGGTGATGACAAGGTGGTCTAAGCTCGATTTAACGGGTCAGATCATCAATCACATGGTAAAAAACGATGATGCAGAAGAATGGGAGATTGTAGAGTTTCCTGCTATTTTAGATAGTGGAGTCCCACTTTGGCCTGAGTTCTGGTCTATTGAAGAATTACTGCAAAAGAAAGCTTCTTTAGACGTTCGGTACTGGAACGCCCAGTATTTACAGAACCCTGTATCAGAGGAAGGCGCTTTAATTAAACGAGAGTGGTGGAAGATCTGGGATAAAGAAAATCCGCCTGAATGTGAATTTATCATCATGTCGCTAGATGCGGCGCAAGAAACCAACAATAGGGCTGACTACAATGCACTTACGACGTGGGGGGTCTTCTTCAACGAGGAAGTTAATAACTACAACATTATACTTCTCAACGCTATTAAGAAGCGCTTGGAGTTTCCGGAACTTAAAAAGCTTGTATTGGAGGAGTACCAAGAATGGGAGCCGGACGCGTTCATGGTTGAGAAAAAATCAAATGGTGCCGCACTATACCAAGAAATGCGGCGTATGGGTATTCCAGTCGGCGAGTTCACACCGGGTAAAGGCCAAGATAAAACGTCTAGGGTTAATGCCGTGTCAGATCTCTTTGCGTCAGGAATCGTTTGGGCGCCTGACCGACGTTGGGCTAAGGAAGTTATAGAAGAATGCAACGATTTCCCTAGCGGAGTAAACGACGATCTGGTAGACTCTACAACATTAGCCCTAATGAGGTTTAGACAGGGTGGGTTCATTCGCCTGCCAAGTGACGAGCCAGACGAAATACAATATTTTAAGAGTAGTAAAAACCGTGGCTACTACTAAGAATTTAAGGACGAAACATGCCGATTGAAAAAGCACTCAACCCAGCCCCTTTAGGATTAGATGCACTAATGGAAGAAGATGCTGGGCCAGATTTAGAAATTGAGATTGAAGACCCAGAAGCGTTAAGCATTAGCCTCGGCGGCGAAGAGATTTTTAGTATGGAAAAGGGCGAAGATGAAGAAGGCTTTAGCGACAACTTGGCTGAGTATTTATCTGACAGTGAACTATCTACTATTGCTAACGATTTGATTGGTGATGTAGAAGACGACGTTGCTTCTAGAAAAGATTGGATTCAGACTTATGTAGATGGCTTGCAGCTACTAGGTTTAAAGATTGAAGAAAGAACCGAGCCTTGGGAAGGCGCTTGTGGTATTTACCACCCAATGTTGGCTGAGGCTTTAGTTAAGTTCCAGTCTGAGACTATGATGTCTACGTTCCCAGCGGCTGGTCCAGTTAAGACTGTAATCATTGGTAAAGAAACCCCAGCTAAGAAAGCATCGGCTGAGCGTGTTAAAGATGACATGAATTACCAGCTTACAGAAGAAATGCCTGAGTATCGTCCAGAGCATGAGCGTATGTTATGGGGCTTAGGTCTTGCAGGTAATGCATTTAAAAAGGTTTACTACGATCCAAGCCTAGAACGTCAAGTATCTATGTACGTTCCTGCAGAAGATTTAGTTGTTCCTTACGGCGCTGCTAGTCTAGAAGCTGCTGAGCGTGTAACTCACATTATGCGCAAAACCGAAAACGAGCTTAGAAAACTACAAGTTGCTGGGTTCTATAGAGACATTGATTTAGGTGATCCTGATAACACTCTTGATGAAGTAGAGAAAAAGATTGCAGAAAAGCTTGGGTTTAGGGCTACTACTGACAGTCGCTACAAGCTCATGGAGATTAACGTCAACTTAGACTTGCCTGGTTTTGAGCACAAGGATGAGGAGTCAAATGAACAAACCGGAATTGCTCTTCCATACATTGTTACAGTTGAAAAAGGAAGTCAAAAAGTTCTTTCAATTAGACGCAACTGGAACCCAGACGACAAGACATACACAAAGCGCCAACACTTCGTACACTACGGATACATACCCGGCTTTGGCTTTTATCACTTTGGTCTTATTCATCTTATCGGCGCTTACGCTAAGTCTGGCACTTCTATCATTCGGCAGTTGGTGGACGCTGGCTCCCTTGCAAACTTGCCAGGTGGCTTTAAGACCCGTGGCTTGCGAATCAAAGGCGATGACACCCCAATAGCTCCAGGTGAGTTCCGAGATGTAGACGTACCTAGTGGTACGATGAAAGACAACGTAATGACGCTCCCGTACAAGGAGCCGAGCCAAGTATTAATGGCGTTGTTAGGTCAGATTGTAGAAGAAGGTCGCCGTTTTGCTAATACTGCTGATATGCAGGTTAGTGATATGAGTTCTCAGGCGCCCGTGGGTACCACGCTAGCTATTCTTGAGCGTACTTTAAAAGTGATGTCCGCTGTTCAGGCACGTATTCACTACTCATTAAAACGTGAGTTAAAGTTACTTAAAAAAATCATAGCCGACTACACACCAGAGGAATATGACTATGAGCCAAACGAAGGGTCCCGTCGCGCTAAAAAATCAGACTACGATAACGTCGATGTTATTCCGGTCTCGGACCCCAATGCGTCGACCATGGCGCAAAAGATTGTCCAGTACCAAGCGGCGCTTCAGTTGGCCCAGACTGCGCCTCAGCTCTACAACCTCCCACTCCTCCATCGTCAGATGCTCGATGTTTTGGGGATTAAGGATGCACAAAAGCTCGTACCCATGGACGAAGATCAGAAGCCAACAGACCCGATCAGCGAGAACCAGAATCTTCTCAAGAATAAGCCGGTTAAGGCATTCTTAGCGCAAAACCACGCCGCACATATTGCTGTTCATATGTCGATGGCTCAAGATCCTAAGATTCAAGCTTTGGTTAAAAACGTACCACAATTAGCTCAGCAGCTAGAAGCAACGTTGATGGCTCACGTATTTGACCACTTAGGTATGCAATATCGTATTGAGATTGAAAAGCAGTTGGGTATGGACTTACCTCCACAACACGACGAGAATGGCGAGGATATTAATATGCCGCCAGATGTAGAAGCTCGTTTGTCTCCGTTATTGGCACAAGCTGCGGCTCAGTTATTACAACAAAACTCTGCACAAGCCGCACAACAGCAAGCCCAGCAACAAGCTCAAGATCCAATTATCCAGATGCAAATGCAAGAGCTACAAATCAAAGCTCAAGAGCAGCAACGCAAAGCACAAAGAGATGTGGCGGACATCCAGCTTGAACAACAGCGTTTAGGACTTGAACGTGAACGCATCCAAATGCAGGCTCAGTCTGACATTGCTAAGACTATGGCTAATACCCAAAGAGATAAAGAGCAATTGGCTATGGAGTTAGTTAAGCACCAGAAAGATAAAGAGCATGACACGCAGAAACAAGATAAACAACTTCTAGCACAAGGTTTACAGCAAGCTCATCAGT